TTTTTCACATATACGTTGGAATGGATCAATAGGATAGTATGGATTCTCATGACGAAACTTCTTCATAAATTCACCAATGTTATCAGCCCACTCATCTTTTGATATGATTACTTTGTTATTCATATCAACCCAGTACTTTTCATTTGAAGTCGCCTTCGGCCATGATCTCTGTCAGACAAGCTAGAATGTTGATCTCGTGATCAGCAACAAACGCAGCCTTGTATTGATACTCGGCAAGTGTGATAACTAATTGTGGAATAGAGTTAGTCTTCAAGTACTGTGATGCTGTATCATATAGCTTGCGAAAGAATACTGTTTGATCGATATCGTTGTTTTCTGCAACCCATTTACGAACCTCTGTGAAGTTCTTAACCTTCAACAACTCAACCAGTCCTTTTAGGTTCTCTTCAGAGAAGTTAACTAAGATACCTGAGTCAATTTTACCTGTTGAACTATATCGTTGCAACTCATTCAACACTCTACGCCAGTCGGGAAAGAACTTAGTAATCACTTCGATCACAGCTTTCTGATCGTATGTGACACCTTCTTCGTTCAGTATATTACATACACGCTTAAAGAACTGAGAAGCCATCTTAGGCTTATCTTCTTTATCTATCTTGAATTCAATAACAGAACAACGTGAATGCAAAGGCTCAATGATTCGATTCTTGAAGTTACAAGTAAGAATGAATCCACAGTTCTTTGAGTACTCTTCCATGAAGTTGCGAAGAGCAGGCTGTGTAGAGTTTGGATTGAGGTAATCAGCCTCATCGAGAATGACATACTTACGACCACCAGAGAACGAAACAGAAGACGCAAAGTCTCTTATCTCGTTTCTAAGTGTATCAATGTTGCCATTCATCGATCCATTAATAATAACATAGTCGCATTGTAACTCTTCCAGCATAGCACGAGCAACTGTTGTTTTACCAACACCTGCACGGCCAGTTAGAAGTAGGTTTGGAACATTCTTCTGATCTACAAACTGCTGGAATGTAGTTTTGAGATCTACAGGAAGAATGGCACTATCAATTGTTCTGGGACGGTATTTCTCCACCCACAAGAAATCATCACGAATCATAAAAACCTCAATTATCCAACGTACGTTGAATTCTGTTCACATACTATCCAGTATTCTACATCAGACCCTTTGAAATGGCAAAGGCCTTGAGGAGATATTTTGAGGATGTATTCCTCATTCATAATTTTAAGGTTATCAGCCTTCATAATCATTTTAAATGACTTGATCGTCTCTCCAACAACAATAGAGAAACTATTGCTGAGAGTTTGGTCGTTTGGATTCTTTGGTTTGGTATCCAAAGCTTCAATTGAGAAGTTACCGTCCTTACCAACAAATGCAATCTCAGGTAGCTGCAATACTCCAACAGCTTTCATAAGTGATTGCAACGTTGCTGAAGGTAATACTTTCTCTACTGCATCGACTGGAATCTCAACCATCTTTTTAGGAGGTTGTGTAATCATTTCAGGCAAACAGTACACATAGTCCAGTTTAGTCTTTCCGCTCTTGATAGTAATGTACTTTTCGTTTATTTCAAGATCAGGATCATCGAATAAAGAAAGTACCCCTAAAAACCTTGGCAAATCCCAAATTGCAAACTGCTGCGGAACTGTCTCCGCAATAGTTGCTTTCGCTACCATGGTTTTCAGGGGTGAAATAGTTTTCAGTTCATTACCAGGAGCAAAGATCAACGATTGATTAATCTGAGCAAAGCTCTTCAAAATCTGTATTGTTCTTGCACTTAGCTTCATAGTATATAATCTCTCTCTTTATTTTTGTTTCTTGTGTTTCAGTTTGGATTGGTCAGCAGTTGCTGACGCACCAATCGAAGCCAAGTCGGCAAGCGATCCACCAAAGATGTAGCTACCAACGTGTTGCAGTTGCATCCATGGACACAGGAATACCTTCGCACCCATCTTCTGTACGTTGTAGCAGAACATATAATCTTCAGACAAGTAACGCTTGGAAGCTACCTGCTCTACCTCTCTCATCTGCTTGGCACGTGCTTGCAATTCTACAGAGTCACCACCAGCTGCTACATCGTCCAATAGTTTGAACATATCTTCATGACCGTAGCCTCGATCGATAACACAATCAAAGTAAGCCATGATCTCACGTGTACCATCAAAGTGTTCTGTACGAACATGATCAGGCTTGTACCACAGATGTGGGAATGACTTTTGATAGTCTTCAAAGGTCTTACGACGAACCATCATAAAGCCAGTACCAATCTCCAACACCTCTACTGGTTGGTTGAGAGGAATCTCACGCTGACTAGTCTTAGGATTGAACACATAGTCACCAACATACTTTTCAAGTTTGTTTGGATCCTCATCAGCCATACCCTTATCAACTGCTTGCTTGATCTTTTCCCATGAAATACATTTCTTAGGATATGGACCACCGATAACATCATACTCGCTCTCATCATTCTGCATTGCCAACAAAGCAATAACGTCTTGTGGATTGAATCCAATATCACTATCAATAAACATCAAGTGAGTCGCACCTGAACGCATAAACTCATCAACGCAGTAGTTACGAGCTCGTGTAACTAATGATTCGTTGAACAAGAAGAACAGCTGCAAAGGGATACCATGCTTCGTACAGATTGCTGATAGATCAGCCACTGATCGAGTAAACATACCAGCACATTGGCCACCGTACATCGGAACAGCAAGAAACAGTTTACGTTTCTGTAACTCTTCAACACTTACTTGTAATTTAAAACCTTCTGACATCTTTACTCCTTAATATATTTTTTATCATGCTCACTATTCAAACCATATGACCCGTTGTATAGAGTCAATGCTTCTGCTTTAAAGAGTAGGAACTGAGCAACACGTGTTCCCTTCTTGATTCTTAATGAGCCACCTCTAACGTGCATTGCACCAGCCATTACACCGTTGTAACCAGAGTCGTAAAGACCTGATGTAATGAATACTCCGTTACGGTTGAGAGTCGATCTGGTAATAACCCAGCCAGCCTCATCTGCACCGACAGTCACAATGTTTTCCATTACAACTTCATATGTGCCCTCTGAAAGAAAATACCAATCATCTATCGGTACTATCTCATATGTTCCTCTATGCTTTTTATCTTGCTCGCTAATCTCAAACAGAGCAGGGTTAATTGCAAATACTTTACCTAGTCTCAAGTCAATAGCATTAGGCTGACTATCGCCATCTTGTACAGCTGTTAGTTTAGAGTTGGACTTCTTACCTAAGATGTGGATCATGGTTGTTCACCTTCTTTCATTTTATCTTCTGCATACATCATTAGAATAATATAATGCATGGCCTTCAATAGATCTTTCCTATTCTTACCATCCTTCTTACCATATCTACAAAGATACTTGATAGCTGTATCTCTTGCAGTTGTATCAAGAGATTCCATCGATTGCCAGATATCAATTACTTGAATGTCCTTAGCAACATAATGCTGACCATATGTCTGATCAATATAGTCTGTCAACTCTCTCAAATACTTTGCTTCATTGTATCGATATGTCATAGAGCATCTTCTTCAGTAACAAACCACTCTTCATCTTGAATTGAATCTGATAGGTAGATATGCATTAGTTCATCTATTGTCTCTTTATTCATCTTTGCAGTCAACTGGTTCATATCGTTAATGTAATTGAAGTCAACTTCTTCTTCGTACTTCCCTTCAAGGATTCCAGTTGGAGAGGCATCAAACATTTTACCAGCATGAAGACCATACCAAATAGCTGCACTGCTATCCCACGTATCAATGTATTCAGCAAACTGAGACATCAAACGAATCTCATTAGGACCATCAAGCATACCCAGTAAATGGATCTTCTTACCATTGATCTTTGCAGTGTCAAGGATACCGGAGTCTTGCAAATCTTGCATGAACATGAACCTACTAACAAACCGTTGCAGTTTGTTTCCTTTTTCTACTCCGTACGCATTAGGGATTGCAAGAATAGAAACACCAATATAATCAACCAACGGAGATTGTGCAGCCCAATTGAAAGATGCAAATAGATCTTCTGTGTCTGCAATCCTTGACTGAGGACAAAAGAACGTACCGAATCCTTTTTCCTTGAGGATAGGAGCAATTACCTCAGCAGCATTAATCGTCTTACCACCTCTCTCGTTAGGGTAGTCAGACATCACAACATAGTCAGCTTCGATACGCTGAGCCATTGTAATTAGCTGTACAGGGTCATACATTGGACGACCCTGTTTATACATCTCAAATGCTGAGTTATCAAGAATGATTGTAGACTTGAATTCTTTCTTTTCATTCTTATAAAAGTCAGTATACTTGTCACTTGTCTCAACCAAGTGAGCAAGAGTTAAGTGTACTGGTGCACCAGAGACTATATCGAGATGGGGGATGGGGGCGATGTGACAGAAGCTAGCCATGTTTATTTCCAATCATCATATTCATTATTAAAGTACGTACGGCAACCATTCTCACCATCCTCGCTTACTTCAATTCTGATATCGCGTCTTGGATATGTCTCTC